ATACTGGTAATAATGGAGATGATCGTCTATGGAAACTGGAATGTGATAAAGGCGGCAATGGTTATGCCGTTATTCGTTTCCTTCCTGCTCCCGAAAATGAGGATATTCCTTTTGCTAAGGTGTATTCCCATGCATTTCAAGGTTCGGGTGGTTGGCTCATCGACAACTGTCTTACAAGTTTAAATCAGAAGTGTCCTATTTGTGAACATAATTCTAGTCTCTGGAATAATGGCACTGATGCTGGTAAAGAATCTGCACGTAAGCAAAAACGTAAACTGACATATATTTCAAATATCTATGTTGTCAAGGATCCTGCCAATCCTGAAAACGAAGGTAAAGTAATGCTTTACAAATTCGGTAAGAAAATCTTTGATAAGATTACTGCCGCAATGCAACCTGAGTTTGAGGACGAGGAAGCAATTGATCCATTTGACTTCTGGCAGGGTGCTAACTTCAAGTTGAAGGCAAAGAATGTTGCCGGTTATCGTAATTATGACTCTTCAGAGTTTGCTCGCTCTAGCGCCCTTCTAGAGGATGATGAGGCAATGGAAGCAATTTGGAAGAAGCAATTCTCACTTGCAGAATTCCTTTCTCCAGATCAATTTAAGTCCTATGAGGACTTAAATAAGCGTCTTGGTTATGTTCTGGGACTCAAAGGAACGACTAAGTTCCAAGACCAAGAATCTATTCAGGAAGAAGAAGAGTTCCGTCAACAGAATCGTGGAGAATCTGCACCTTCAGTTCCCCAGTCGATGAAAGAAGAATTAACTAACCTTTCTTCCAGTAATACTGATGAAGATGATGATACTCTCTCATACTTTGCAGCACTCGCAGCAGACTAAATGAGATAGGGAGGGAAACCTCCCTTTTTTATTGTGTGGTATTATATGTATTTTCTGTTTGAATAATTTTTTGACTGATATATTGAGAAGATTCGTCATAGAATAGTTCATTTCTCATATCTTTTAGCACTTGCTGTAAATATGATGGTTTTAGTAGGTATATTGTAGATTTTTTATTATTCAATTCAGTTTCATATTCATAATTTGATACACCTATAACTGGATTTAATATCCCACCATAATTATCTGGGTGTGGTATTGTAAAATTGCTATTTACCTCCAATCCTTTTTCAAGGATTAATCTATTTTTTAAATCTCTAACCTCAGTGGTTTCATAGTGATGAACATCATTTAATGCATTTCCATATATTCTTTCAGAATACTCATACAAATCTTTATTGGATAAAGGCCATTCTTCTCTTATATTAGTGATACCTGAAGTAATAATTACTATCCAATCATAATTAGAACTACCATAAAGTTCTTCTGCAACTAAATCTGGTCTAGTTCCATCTAAAATCTCATACTTATTAAACAATGTAAAGACATTTTGAAGGTCATCTCTTATTTTTGCTCTTCTAAAAATATTTGTTACTAAAATATAATCTTGAGATGATTGCTTATTTTTAAGAAATGATTGATATCTTACATTTGGTAACTCTCTAAAATAAGACATTAGTAACCGACTCCTTCTTTGATTTCTGGTTTATCATAATCATCAGAATATATTGGTGATAATTCTTGGAATTGTAAATTCATTGTCATATGAACTGGAGTTGCATCATGGTATGATGCATATTGTCCAGATCCAGAATAATCTACACTCATACTGACTAACCCACATATTTTAAATTTATTTAAAAATGGATGTGGTTTTGCTCCCCTCATATATTCCAATCTATATACATTTGGTGCTTTTACGAAGAATCCTCCCACACCATTTGCTTTAGATGTTTTTGATGGTAACATTTGTTTTTTAAATGATCTGATAATTCTTTTTATAGTATCACCTTCATCTTTATTTCTAGGCATAAGATCGAAAATAAAATTAAATCCACCTCTTAATTGAACTCCATCGAATAGCATTTCAACATTAGGATTAATAATTCTCCCAGTTGCTCTAGAAACTAAAGAGTTTACATCGCCAGATCCCGTAAGATTTTGTATTCCAAGTGCAATAGCAGCAGTGCTTAAAGATTCTCTTGTCTTTTTATCACCCAATTCACTCCCTACTGATTCTATTAAATTCTTCGCAATATCTTTTTTTCCGCTTATCAAGTCATTTAATGCAGATGCACCCATTGCTTCAAGTGAATTAATACTACTTTTACCCCAACTTGCACCTTGACCATCACTAATTGATTTTGGAAGAGGTAATATTATTGATTCTAACAGTGTACTTGTACCGTTTGCAAATGCATCATCTGTAGACCTTAGATTAAAAGATGCATTTTTTTGAATTCCTTCTATTCCTGGTGGTATATACTTCAACACTTGAAATCTAATATAATCGTCATCTTTTTGTATCCTTTTTTCTGGATATCTCAATATATTTTGTTTTTGCCTATTTTGAGTTGACATTTATTTTTTAACTATTTAGAGTTAATTTTGAATAAATCTAGCATAATTTACACCTCTGAGAGTATTAAACTCTCTAACAGTCATTTCATATAATCCATCTTGTACTTCAGGAAAGGTATATTGTCTTATTTTTCCCCAATGATAATTAAAACCAAAAAAACCATTTCCTGTTGGTTCAGATGCCATAATTAAAGGATGGAGATCAAATAATATTCCTGGTGTTTTTGCTCTGTATATGTATGTATAATAATTTCCCGGAGATGGTAAATTTACCTTAGTATCTTCAAGTGCCTTTACAATTCTATACATCAACTCTCCAGGTCTTTCAACACCAATTAAATCTCTTCTAATCGGTATAATTCGATTATCTGATTTTGTAATTGTATCGTTAAATTTTCTGTCTGGATTAGCTTTCTGATAATCTGGATCATAAGTAATCTCATATATCAACTGCTCTTTATTGAGACGACTATAATTTGTACTTGTATTTTCAAATTCGGTTTTAAAGGTGATATAGTAAGTACTAGCAATCTCTCTCAGTTCTGATACTTTATATTGATCTAAACTATCTCTTTCATATCCTGTAAGTGCCATTACTTAATACCCAATTCGTGTTCAGTAATAATCTTAAATTTCCACTGACGATCTTCGCAAAATTCTTGAGCAACTTTCCATTTTGCTTGATTTCTTACCCACTCTTTAACTTCGAAAATATATCCTTTTGTTTTTTTCTTTTGGACTTTTGGTTCAATTGTTTGTTTTTGTGGTTTAATTTCTATAATATATTTTTGAATAGATCCATCAGATTCACGAATTTTAATATAAAAATCTGGAAAATATCTATGAATTTTATTATCTAATGGAGATCGATATGGAAGTGCTATTTCTTCACTTCCCCACTCCAATACATTCTCATTATTATCACAATAATTCATAAATCTTCTTTCCCACAAAGATCTATACACAACATTTGTAGGATCCCCTTTATATTTTTTAGGATATGACGGTTGATATTTTCCTCTATATGCCATCTAAATACTTATAATAAAAGAGTAGACGTAGGTATTTAGAGTGCCGTTTCCAATACTGTAGTCAATTACTTGTTTAGGAAGGGTGTATCACCATACTATTGTGTAAATGATTTTGGTCTTCTTTGTTTTTCTACAACTCTTCCTACTTCCGCATATGCAACTTCAGATTTAGTACCCCAAATTGGCATTCGTGAAAAGATTGCACATACTAGAATGTATAATAATATCACAATGGAATTTTATGTTGATAATAGATATGATACAATAAAAGTATTAGAACATTGGATGGATTATATTTCTAGTGGTGCTGATGACACTATTGGAAAGTTGCATGATGACTATTACATCAGAATGCAATATCCTGATGACTATAAATCAACAGAAACTAAAATTATCAAGTTTGATAGGGACTATAGAAGAGATATTGAGTATACTTTTAGAGGAATGTTCCCGCAGTCTATTGCAGCAATTCCTGTTTCTTATCAGGGGTCTGATGTATTGAAAGTTGCCGCAACTTTTGAATATGATCGTTATATTGCTGGAAAAGCAACCAGTTTTTCTAAGTATATTGGCAGTAATGAAAATAATAATCAATCACAGGGTGGTGAAAGAATTCCAATAGAAGGTAGAATACCAAGTAGAACACCTAAAAAAGGAACTTCTGGAATTGTTTGGATTCCTAAAGGTCTCTCATATGCTGAGGCAATTGTAAATGATCAAGTATATGCGAGCAATAAAGGTGATACAAAATCATTCTAAATAAATTTACTAGATCATAAATTATTATGCCTTTGCCAAAAGTGTCTACCCCAACATATGAGTTGGAACTTCCATCTTTGAAGAAGAAGATTAAATACAGGCCATTTCTTGTTAAGGAAGAGAAAATCTTAATTATTGCTATGGAGAGTGAAGATCCAAAACAAATCTCCAATGCAGTCAGAGATGTCATTTCAAATTGTATTATTACGAGAGGGGTAAAGGTTGATAACTTGGCAACTTTTGATATTGAATATTTGTTTTTAAACGTTAGAGGAAAATCTGTTGGAGAATCCGTAGATGTTCTTATTACATGTCCCGACGATGGAAAAACACAAGTTCCTGTAGGTATCAATTTAGATGATATTCGAGTTGAGATAAGTAAGGATCATAATAAAGATATAAAATTAGATGATGACTTAACTATAAGGATGAGATATCCTTCAATGAATGAGTTCATCAAAGGCAATTTTGCTTCTAATGATGGCGTATCCGTTGATGATACATTTGATATTATTTGTTCTTGTATCGATCAAGTTTATAATGAGGAAGAATCTTGGTCTTCAAAAGATTGTACTAAGAAAGAACTTAAAGATTTTATTGAGCAACTTAGTTCAAAGCAATTCAAAGAAATTGAAAGATTTTTTGATACCATGCCAAAACTCCGTCATACAATTCCAGTAAAAAATCCAAACACTGGTGTTGAGAGTGAGATTGTAATGGAGGGACTTTCGTCTTTTTTCGCCTAGCTATGACGCATGAAAGTCTTGCGTCATATTATAAAATGACATTTGCATTGATGCAACATCATAAATACTCATTAACAGAGTTAGAAAATATGATTCCTTGGGAAAGAGAGGTTTATGTTACTCTTCTCCAACAATATATTGAAGAAGAAAATCTAAAGAACAGTAATGGCACCTAAAGTAACCCCACTGACAACATCTCCACTATCACAAGAATCTAGACAAACTATTGCAGGTAGTGGAAATGTTTTTAGTGGAGTTAATTCTCCAGCAGTAATGGTGGCTCCCCAACCAACCGTAACGGATGTACAAACATTACAATTAACACAACAAAACCAACAAAATCTTGTAGGATTGCAAGTAGGTCTTGATGAAGTAAGACGTAATGTTTTATTATTAAATTCTGGATTACAAAATATTTCAGTTTTATTGCAAAATGATATTACGAATGATCAAAATATTCTTTTATCTCAGCAAAATCAAGATAGATTGCTTGCTGAACAAGGACTAAGAAGTGGTCAGGAAAGAGATATTGAGGAAAAAATAAATCGCTCTTTTTCTATTGCTGCACAACCAATTGCAAGAAAAACTTCGGGATTGTTTGATAGAATAGGGCAATCATTATTATACTTATTTGGTGGGTGGTTAATTTCAAATGTTGGTGAGTTAATTGAATCTCAGAGTAAGGGTAATACAGATTTAGTTACAAAGATAAAAAATAAACTTCTAGAAGGAATTAGAAATGCAATAAATGTACTTTTACTTCTTAAAGGTGGTATAGGTACTATAGTTAATAGTATAGTATCAGCTTCAAAAGTTATTGGTAGTGTATTAATTGGAAAACCATTTCGAGCATTAAAAAACTTATTGCAAGGTGCTGCTGCTACTAAAAATATTCCTAGGGGTGGGGGGCGCACAGGAAATGTACCTAAAGGTCCTGGTTTTATTGGAGGAGTTTTAACTGCTCTTGGTGTTGGTCTTGAGGCAGCAGAAGGAAACTATACTGAGGCTATAATAGGTGCAGTTTCTTTAACACCTTTAGGAAGAATCGCAAGGTTGGCAGGTTTAGTTTATAATGCAGAGCAATTACTCGATTTAATTGGAGTTGGTCTTATTGATGAAAAACCTAAAGAAACTGAAGAATCTACAAATAATACTACTACTTCACCAACTACTACAGAACAAAATACTGGTGTAGAG